CTGTCATTGGACGCATCGATTGGTCGGGGATTACTCCATCGCATGGACCAGGGGCAGTTTATCCGCCCTCGGTTCCCAGTGAAAAGAGTAATTTCCGAACCATTTACAGTAGCATTCAACAGGTTTATCCTTTCGATGCCTACTTTTGTATGTTACCATCATTTTGGTACGATACATTGGTTGACAAAGATAGCGATCTTGTTGAAAAAGATAGCATTGTTGCTAGACTTATTGCGGTTCCTAAGGATTCTCGCGGACCACGCTTAATTTGCGTTCATCCGAAAGAGTCTGTTTGGATACAGCAAGGCTGCCGTAAATTATTAGAACGTGCTATCACTCGACATCCGTTAACCGCATCATCGATTCATTTTGATGATCAAACGATTAATGGGCGTCTTGCATTGTCTTCCTCTATTGATCGTGAGTTTACTACTCTTGATCTAAAGGAAGCCAGCGATTGCATCTCCGACCATCTTGTGCGCTTCCTCTTCGGAGGAGCGTACAAATGGTTGGGATGTTGTCGTGCTAGTCACGTCCTAATTGGTTCTGAATGTTTACCGCTCCGAAAATATGCTCCTATGGGAAATGCTTTGTGCTTTCCCGTTGAGAGTTTAGTTTTCTGGGCGTTGGCTCGTGCTGGCATTTATTCTCGGTATGGCATTTGCTGTACTGAGGTATATGTCTTCGGAGACGATATCATATTCCCTACTAAATACTATGATGGTGTTCTAAGAGCTCTTAGTATGTCCGGCTTTTTGCCGAACATGTCTAAAACCTTTAGACACGGATTCTTTCGAGAATCTTGTGGCATTGATGCCTATCGTGGCATCTGTGTAACGCCTCATAGAATTAGGCAGGGTGATATACGTTCGTACTCAGATTGTGTATCCATATGTTCTTTGGCAAAATGCCTCAGGATAGATGGTTACATTAATTGTTCCTCGTATCTGTATTCATTGGTTTCCAAAAGAGTCGGGATTCTCACCTTAAGTGATAATCCTGATACTCAAGGTATCTATGAGTACACGGACACCCGATCTGTCATACTGTATGAAAAGTCCCTACGTTTTAATAGGGACCTTCAACACTGGCAGGTTAGGTGTCCTCTTGTTAAGAACACCTGTAAAGGTGTTCTTGAAGGTGGTTGGTACCACCTACAAGATTCGCTAGTTCGTATTGCCCTTATGGGTGATACTATCAGCGATAGAGGAACAGAGTATACAGTTCCGTACTGTACACAGCTAAGTTACG